ATTAAGTCAGGTCATCCAAGATCTGAAAAGGACGTAACATTGTTTGAAAAAATTGCTTTAGCAGCAACTGCTCAAAAGTATTGGTCTGATAATGGAGTTTCTGTAACACTATCATTTGACAAGGAAACAGAGTCAAAGCATGTTGTTCCAGCGCTGCATATGTACGAGGGACAACTAAAGGCAGTATCATTCCTTCCAATGGGAAACCACACATATCCACAACAGCCATACACTCAGATCTCTGAAGAGGAGTATAATGGTTATGTAGGTAAGTTAAAGCATATTGACTTTGGGGCAATCTACGATGGTGTAGATAACCTAGAAGCAATGGGCGAGGCATACTGTACAACAGACTACTGCGAGATAAAGGTGAAATAATGGAGGACTACGTGTCACAGATACATCACATTAAAGGTTTTATGAATGCAGATGATGCTGCAAAAATTTATAGCCATGCAAAGAATTTTCCTAATGGGTTTACTATGCACGGTAATAATGAAAAGGAATTTAAGGTTTACACATATCATGAGATTGAGGCAAATGATGCTTCTATCCTAGAACTAATGCAAGAGTATGCGCTTAAGGTTTATAACCACGTGTTAAGCACTTATGGAGAATCTTTTGAACCATTCAATCCACATAAGACTCATATTGCAAAATTTGAAGAAGGCCACGGAATGCATGAGCATTTTGATTCTTCAAGGCCAAACGATATTGCAACTCTTGTGTATTTGAATGATGACTATGAAGGCGGAGAAATTTATTTCCCAGACTATCAAATTTCAATTAAGCCAGAGCCAGGAGACTTGTTGTGTTTCCCAGATCAGCCTAGATATGTTCATGGGGTCAAAGAGATAATTGCGGGTACAAGATTTACAACACCACGCTGGTTTACTCGCATTGTGTGATAAAATAGACTAGGAGAACCTATGTCTAACCCATCAAATATATATGCAGAAAAGATTTATTCTGAGCAACCAACAGCCATGTGGTCGCTTGATGATACAGCAGACTACATTTCTTTTGTTAGTTCCGAGTTAAAAAGATCAGTATATCTTTGGGATATTGAAAACGGATCTGGAGCAATTGGAACATCTGAAAATGAACCATTCCCAGATAGTATAGTTTCAAGTTTAAATGGCGAAATAAATAAAACATACGTTAAAGCAACAAGCCCAGATTTTGGTAAGTTCACAGACTTTGACCAAAATTTAAAAGTATTTTCTATTGGAGGATATGTCTATTCCCCCAGCACATATTTGAGTAGTGTTGAAATTGGGTATGAATACTACGATTCAACATCTGCAACAACCGAGACTGTTTCTAAAGTTTTTAATATAAACATAGGTAAAAAATGGCTTAATGTTTCTGACACATTCATAATTCCAAGACAAGATGTTTACTTTAGACCATTCTTAAAGATATCTTATATTCCTGGAGGAGTTTTAGATGACTATAAGTTTTTAGTTAATGGCATAACTGTTGGTCAATGGAACGAAGAGTTTAGTGCAAAGTCTCTAGGGGTTAATAAAATTCAGGTTCCTTCAACTGTTAGATCCCTGGCAGGACACGATGCAATTCCAGCACCATCCTATGGGTTGCAAAATTCTCCAGGGTATTATCTTGTAAATAATAATAGACTACTTGCACAGAACTCTGGAATCCCATTAGTTTTTGGATCATCAAATGTAACGCACATTATTCCAAATAGCGATAGCAAGCCATCTTTTATATTTCCAGGATGTGGATTTTTAAATGAGTCTGGAAAATATGAAGAAAAAACTTTAGAATTTTGGCTAAGAATTTTTGCAGATTGTTCGACCCCAAAGAGACTTGTTGGTCCAGTAGCATCAGAAGACGGTCTATATGCATATAAAAATAATTTAATTTTAAAAGTTGGGGAATATGCCAAGTCATATGGAATAGATGAGTGGTATAGACCAATGCTTGTTGACTTAAGAATGGGGATAAATAATACAAGTTTATTGATTAATGGGGATGAAGTTATTTCAATTCCTATTAATATTGACACTATATCTTTACCAGACAAAATTACAAAAATAGGCAATACTTACTTCGATAATGACTGGATTGGGTTTTACTCATACGAAGAAGTTACTCAGTTTGATATTGATGCAATTGCTATATACCCATATAAGGTTCCATCCCTGGTTGCAAAAAGAAGATTTGTGTACGGTCAGGGAGTTGAATATCCAGAAATTCTTAACTCTTCATACGGTGGTGCATCTACTGTAATTGATTACCCATTCTCTAAATATACCAACAACTATTCGTACCCAGATCAAGGGTCTTGGGGGAGTGGATATTTCACAAACCTATCAGTAACAAATAATACTTTATCAACCCCAAACTACAAATTGCCTGACTTTGTTTTTTCTAACAAAAGTTACGATAATTTTTATCTTGATAATTCTACAATTCAGAATGACAGCGATGGAAATTTTTTAACATTGAGACCTTCAGTGGGATGGTCATCCACAAATGGATATATACATTTTGACAAGTTAAATATTCTAACAGATAGAACAGAGGCAGTTTATGGCGTATTTAAGATTTCAGAACATAAAAGTTTTGCCCAAGTTTTAATTAGAATTGAAGATTCTTCCAGTGGGAACTACTTCTCTTTAGAATTAGTGGGAGAAACTTTAAGGTATAAATTTAAAAATGGGGATAGTATTTCAACAGTATACTCTGCAGAAGGGGTTCTTATAGGATCGCCATTTATTGCTGGAATAAGTATTGATAAGTTTGTAGATGCTTTTGGAAGCAATGCTGCTTCAGTTTTTGGTAATAGGTCTGCACTTTCGGTATACGTTGCTGGAACAAAAGAGTTTACAAGTACCTTTAGTGGCAAAATATTTGGTGTTCATTTTGCAAATAAGGATACGCTAGACTTAATCTCATATGGGTTTTCAGATAGAGGTGTTCCATTAGATTATGAAAACGTATTTAATGACTACTCTTCTGGTCCACAGGTTGGAGAGTTTGACTATGATGCACAATTTTATAATACAAGTTTTTGGTCAAATCTGGCAGATGGAGGAAACGCATCGTCTTATGTTTCTTCAAAAATTGGGTCAGTAGTAAGTTCATACTCTTTGCTTCCTCAATATTTTATGGGATCATTTAAAATTGATATTGGCTGCCACGGATACTGGAAGACAACATTGCCATTAACTTACTTTGGTAAATATGTAAATGATTCATATGGCGACTCATATTACGATCTTGATTTTTTGCAGTTTAATATTTCTGTTCCTTCTCCAAGTAAATTTGTTACAGTAGAGAGCCTTGGGTCTTGGAAGTATGAGGACTTAAAGCAGGCCTATAGTAGTGAAGAATTTAACAGTTATGCTTATTTAAATAATCAACTTTATACTAACTATAATGATTATTTAGACCTAAAGAATAGATCTGAGAAAACATATTCGTATGACACATCAGAAAACCCAATAAGAACCAGAATAACTTTTGAATACACCGAGGCATCTGGACAAACTCCAGACTCTGCTTATATTCGCCAAATTGCACCTGACAAAAATGGGATAGCAAAAGCAGGTGCAGAATGGATAAACACGGCCTATGAGGTTGTTGACGGGATGGTTATTTATCCACCAACGGGTGTAAATTTTGAAGATCTATCAATCTCGGTTTCAATAGATATGATCACAAAGTCAATGCTATCTTTGCCAATGTCAATAAAGCAATTGCAACTATCGTCTCAATCATTTAGCGAAGATGGATTTAATCCAATCGGAACAAAGTTTGGAACAGACATTTATCCATATACAAAGTCTGGACTTTACTATGATTACAAAACTGTAAACCCATACAGTATTTATAAAAAGAGTACCCCATATCTATATCTAACAAGAGATAGCGGAATCTCCATAAAAGGTGATTTTAAAGATAGTTCCGATAGAGGTATAGCAATCCCGATCAATGCCTCTAAATCATCTTCATACAATTTAATGGCAGCCCAGTTTTCATTAAGATATGACTATGAGTTTTTCCCATTCTCTCCAATTAAAATTTTAAGTTTTGACAATGGAACTAGGTTTATAGATATCTTCCTAGTTGCAAACACCACAGATGGAAAACGTGCAAAACTTTATGCAGTAAATGCTGCAACAGGGATTGTAGAAAGTGGTATTGCTTTTTATGTTAATGGAATTGTTAGCCGTGAGCCAGTCATTCAGGCTGGGCACTGGGATATGCTAGGTATCTATTTTTCAGATCTTTTAAATCTAAAAGGTATTAATGGAAAGATGTCGGTATCAGGACCAGTAACAATTAATAACATATCCTTGTATGATGCAAGTAGACTTTCAGAAGTAAGAGACTTACAGACTAGACCTTGGTTTAGAGTTAAGGTTACTAACGACCCAGAGGACCTTTATGAGTGGACTTTCTGGGATCTAGATTTTAACTGGGACGAGGTTTTAGTTGTTGCAACAACAAGTCTTTATGGGGTAGACCCAGAAACACTATATAAGACATTTATTGGCACAAATAGATTTATTATTGATGACTCTTTGCCATTAATAGTTGGAAAGTATCAATATTCTGTAAACTCGGACGTTAGATGGCAACAGGGAGTACAGACTTCTACGTAATATGGTATACTAATGGTTATGGATTCATTAATTAACCCCGAAACTGGCGAGCCAATAGTAAAGAATGTAAGACGACAAGTCATTGATAAGATGTATGACTGGGGTCTATACGTATATAAGAAGTCTGATGGTAAATGGTTTACAGACGGAACTGGCTCTGTGCTAAACATCCCAGCAATGAAAAACGACATAGGTAGAATATCTGAACTAAAGAAAGCAGCAATGCACTATGGAGATGACGGTCAAGGCACAGCAGTATTTGTTCCAGGACTAACAAGAGTTTCAGAAGAAGAGTATTCAGAACAGGTAGATCGCTTTAAGTCTGGGCTTATCCCATCAATGAATGACCTTGGTGCAGTACAGGCAGCAAAAGATACAATTGCTCTTTATGGAGATGAGGAATAATGGATAACGACGATATTCTAGTCGGTGCAAGAATTGACCAAATTCAAGATGAAAGAAATGCTTTTGTAGCAAGTGATCCATTCAATAAATCATGGGATGACCTTAAAACTTTATCAGGACTATCAAATAATTTTAAACGAAGAGCGTCAAGACTATCCAAGCAAGAAGTTACAGATTCTTATTTAGAAGATTCTGGTTCTGGAAAAGTCGGCGTCAATGGTGCTAAGTCAAAAGAGATAAATCCAGGACATGTATTTAGAAATGCCTACGGTCTTTTTGATGTCATTACTCCGCCATGGAACGTATACGAATTAGCAAACTATTATGACACTTCTTTTGCAAACCATGCAGCAATCGATGCAAAGGTTGAAAACATTGTAGGGCTTGGATATGATTTTGAAGTTTCTCCAAGAACAATGCTAAAACTTGAAGCATCAACTGATAGTGCTGCAACTGATCGTGCAAGGAAAAGAATTGAACGAGCAAAGATTGAAATGAGAGACTGGCTAGAATCTCTCAATGATGATGACTCATTGACAGGTACAATGGAAAAGGTTTATACAGATGTCCAGGCAATTGGTAATGGGTATCTTGAAATTGGAAGAACTACACGTGGAGAAATTGGATATGTTGGTCATATTCCAGCAACTACAATTAGAGTAAGACGACTAAAAGATGGATACATCCAAATCATTGGAAATAAAACAGTTTACTTTAAAAACTTTGGGGCTAAAAATCAAAACATGGTAACTGATGATCCAAGACCAAATGAGATTATACATTTCAAGCAATACTCTCCACTCAATACATTCTATGGTGTTCCAGATATTATGTCAGCAATATCTTCACTCATTGGTGACCAGTTAGCCTCACAGTACAACATTGATTATTTTTCAAATAAGGCTGTTCCTAGATATGTTGTAACACTAAAGGGTGCAAAGTTATCTGCAGACGCAGAAGACAAGATGTTTAGATTCTTGCAGACAGGTCTCAAGGGGCAGTCTCATAGAACTCTTTATATTCCACTTCCTCCAGATTCTGATACAAATAAGGTTGAGTTTAAGATGGA